AGCACGAGGGCTGCAAACTCTTCGTAGTAATTCCTCGCATAGAAGTTATGCAGGATGAAGAGGTCTGCTAAGGTCAGGCGGTCCGTCACGAAGACGGGGCGTACGTCAATTCCCGATAAGTAATCCTTTCCACACGATTCACGGAAAGGCCCATCTTTGAAGGATTTCAAGGTGTTAACCAAGAACCCGACATCCTGCAGCACGGTTATGACGTCGTCGGCCCGATGAGTTGGGCAAATTATATCGTCACCGTAGGAAACCACAACCTCACGGGATGTGCAGCACGCACCCGCCAGGGCCCAAAAAATCAGGGTCTCAAGCGGAAACGTGTAGCCATTTCCCATAGAGGAGAACTTGTGGAGATGGATCGTCGTCCCTTTATATCCAACCACCGCTGTTCGCAGCGAATAAAGGAGGTCATACCAGTCTGGGGGTAGCAGATGAGCTACCAAACCCTTTGATATTGTGTCCGACGCACTACTTAGGTCCAGGGTTGCTAATTCCCCGGTGATAGATCCAAGCTTTGCAAGTGCTTGGTTCCGCGTTTGATCGCGGATATCTATCCCAAAAAGCCGTAACCGGTCAGCAATCACTTCGCCGACACCGAGCTGGAAGAAACTATTCAGCCACGGTTCGACTACTACGGATCTATCAGTTTTGGCGTTCTTCGGTACGAAGGCCAGCTTCCCGTCATGTATTTCGACGGTGGCCAGCGCGTCATCGACCCCTCCCGGGGTTAGATGAGGCAGAGTACTGAGCACTTGTTCAAGGTGCGGTATCATGTCTTCGCTACATGCCAACGGAGCGCCTAGCTTATGGCGCCACGTGGCGGATTCTTTACGAATCTGCGTTGTAGATCCTGGCCCGAAGCGACCATGTAACTCCTCCCAACTAGGACAATCACCAAGCACATCTGAGATTTTTCTCTGGGCAGCATGGATTGCTGCTTCAGTGGTAGGCCGAAATTGAAAACGGCCCGCCTCCCAAGACTTGAATAATCGGTTTGTTGTTAGGCACAGTGCTTCAGACTCTACAAACTTGGTGTACGCTACTGCTTCCCGGTCGATCCCAAGGTCAAGGTCCACACGCTTTCGGAAGAAAGCGGTGACTTGCCCGAGGTGGTAGGCCTGGTGAGCGTTAAGTCGCGAAACATCAAGATCATAGTCACACAGAGAACGAAGATCACCGCTAGTAATACGATCAGCGATGTACTTCCTCTCTGGCAGGTCCTCCCGGACTTGCCCAAGGTGTGCAGTTGTGAGTTCTCGGAGGATGTCATTAGTTTCCTCTGTGGTGCACGCTTCATCCCAACGGCAGAACGCGTTCGACACGAATGCAGCTGTGTGCTTTTGCAAAAATGAACTGGGGATCGATTCCCAGCTAATTCGCGCGAGCACATTTAGGCTGTCCGCATCTACAACGTCTGTTTGCTCCACTGAAATGTTTACACCGGATTTCCGCGTCGAAAGAATCGACATACTTTTACTCCTTGGAGAATGAGTACGGGATCGCAGACCAGAATTAGGTCGGCATGATCAGTTGGGCTACGGCTTCGTCAAACGGACCGCTCGTTGCTGCTGCTACCGTGGTAGAAACATTATTCGAGAAATTCGTCAACAGTTGTTTAGCCAAACGTCGGCCGGTGATTGTGGAACGCGGGTGCGCCCAGTTAACCCACTCATTTGCATCAGAGTAGGCAACCTTCGGCGCAGCGGTATAACCCGCAGCGTTTTGTGAACCAACGGATTCCATGACTGGAACCGAGAACCGAGTACGCGTTTCGACAACTCCCGAAAGCAGGGTTCGCTCAACGATGGTCAGGGTGGGGCAGGCGTTCACCGGCACAGCCGCGAGATTCTCGCGGTAAAGTGCAGTGATAACGCCATTAACCTCACTTACCTTCACAGGGGTGAACGTGTGCACAACGGGGGTGCCAGCTCCGTCAAAGACGGTGACAGTCGCAATGTTCGACATTTTGTGTTCCTATAAATTTTACACGCTACCCTAGAACAAGGGGGACGCGGATGGGATACCATCATTGTTGGATTGAAGTGGGTGATTAGTCCACGCGGTTCCAGTTCTGCTTTTTACTGCCGAACTGTGTTACAAGCGAGACTGCTTCAGCGCAGTGCCACCACGAAGCTGCTTTACCGAAACCTTTAAACACAGGCAACGGGACATCCAGCGACGTTACTACCTCACGGTTGAACAACATGTGAGTGTGGAAACTCCCATCACCCCCGGTAAAGCTAGACGGCGCATAGAAACCAGTGTTAAATTGGTTCGAATGTATGCCGTATTGCTCCCAAAGGTGTTTCAGGGATAGTACAAATTGCCCACTTAAAGCGCTGGCGATGCCACGCGCAGAAAGGTAGTCGCCTATCGGAATGAACCAATCAGCAACAAAGGAGAACCCTAGCTTTTCCCACGCGAC